CGCAAACCTTTGATACACCTGAGAATCAACTACGCGATGCAATCATCCGCGCAGGGCTTGAGCCACCGGATTACATACAGATAGACGGTGCGTTGCATCGGTTCAAGAGCGGCACCAAAGGCACACCAGGTCACGGTGATAAATCAGGTTGGTACATTGCTTTTAATGACGGTGTACCCGCAGGCCGGTTCGGGTGCTGGCGTGCAGGGCATGAGCAATCTTGGGTAGCCAATGTCGGCAGACAACTCACCGTTGCTGAACAAATGGCGCAAACGCGGCGAATGGCAGAAGCCAAGCGAATAAGAGATGAGGAACGCAAGAAACAACAGGAAAACGTCGCGGAAACTGTAGAAACCATCTGGTCAAACGGCCTTGGTGCGTCCCCCGATCATCCCTATTTACAGACAAAAGGCATCCAACCCCATGGCGCAAGAGTAGACAGCGCAGGGCGCTTGATGACACCGCTGTATAGCGATGACGGCGCACTTTCATCACTCCAATACATAAACGATGTGGGGCGTAAGCTCTTCCATACCGGCGGCGCTACGTCCGGTAAATTCTGGATCATCGGTGAGATTGGTCATTCTTTATATATAGCTGAAGGGTACGCTACGGCGGCGACTATTTACGAATGTACCGGGCAAGCGTGCGTCATAGCTTACAGTGCGTCGAATGTGGTTCACGTGGCGCGTTTCATGCGAGATCGGTACGGCATAGCGCAGAACATTGTCATTGTGGGTGACAACGATGAATCTGGAACAGGTCAAAAATACGCAGAGCAGGCAGCTACAGAAATAGGTGCGCGGTTAGTGATCCCACCAATAATCGGTGATGCAAACGATTACGCGCAAGCTGGTCATGATTTGGCTGGTTTACTGAATCCACCATCCGATGATGATGAATGGCTGATTCACGCGGATGAATTTAGCCAACAACCAGCCCCTATCAAGTGGCTCGTGAAGGACTGGGTTCAGGATCAGGCTTTTATTATGGTTCACGGCCCCAGTGGTGGCGGCAAAACGTTTTTCGTGCTGGATATAGCCAACACCATTGCGTCGTCATTACAGGAATGGAAAGGCCACAAAGTAACGCCAGGGACAGTTGTTTACTTAGCGGGTGAAGGTCATCACGGCTTACGTAGCCGTATCGCCGCGTGGAAACAATATAACCAAGTCAGTCAGATGAATATGTATGTGAGTCGTCATGGGTGCGACTTAAATACAGCGGAAGGGTATCACAAGGTATTAGAGTCTGTTAGAAAACTACCTGAAACACCACGTTTAATAGTAATAGATACCCTTCACCGGTTCCTAAAAGGCGACGAAAATTCCTCTGAAATCGCTAAAACCATGATTGATGCGTGTGGTTTGTTGATGCGTGAATTTAATACGTCAGTATTATTAGTACACCATACCGGAAAGGATGAAAACGCACAAAAAGATGGGCGCGGTTCATCAGCTTATCGCGGTGCTTTAGAAATAGCCATTAGCGTTGTACCCGCTACAGAGTCAACACCAATACAGATTATACAGCGCAAAGCAAAGGACTCAGAACTGGCACCCGACAAGCACATGCGGCTTGAGAAGGTGACTATTAACGGATGGTTTGACGAGGATAATGAACCAGTAACTAGTGTGGTTATGGTTGAGGATGATGCACCGGTAAAAGTAGATAAAAAGGATCAGGTTTTACTTAAGAACTTAAAGTATTTTGAACGCGCATGGTGGGCGAGCGGCACTGAAATAAGAATGGGTTTACCTTATGTTACCCGTTCGGCTTTGCGTGACTTATTACGCCAAGATGGCAAGGCAGAGCAGACGATTAAGAACGCTCTTAATCCTAAGAGCGAACACAAAATGACACACATCTTAGTCACGGCAGGCATGATTGAGGAGTACGAAAATGGCTTCATTGTGACAGATGAAGTTGAGTCTTCCGCGTGGCTTTTAGCCCTGTAGATCGGTACCCATGAGTACCCTTTTTGATGGTTGGGTACCAGGGTACCAAAAAGGATCAAATCAACGACTTAGACCGGTACCCAAGTACCCTAGCCTCTCTTTAGAGGCTAGGTACTGGTGCCGATGTCGGTGATCGGCGTGTCATGAGTACGAAAATTGAGCAAAAAATGAGCATCACACTGAAACTAGACTATCCACCCTCCGCAAACAGGTACTGGCGTTGTTTTCGCAATCGCATGGTGCCTAGTGCGGCGGCAACAGCGTACAAGAAGCACGTCAGGACCGTGGCGCACACAGACGGGCTTGTATTGCACAATGATTCTATTTGTGTCAATATAAAACTACTCCCGAAACTCACAGTTAAAGGCGAGGCCAGCAAAATAATCCTTGATCTTGATAATTGCCTCAAGGTGGCGCTAGACGCGCTTCAAGGCGTGATTATTGAAAACGATAATCAGGTTAAGGAAATACACGCTAGTTATGGCGTACCAACAGACGGCGGCGGATTGATAGTTGAAGTAACAAGGATTGAAGATGCAAAGGTATAAGTCAGAATATCAACCGACGTGGAAACTGATTTCCAAAACGCCACCACCAACTGGAACCAAGATATTATTAAGAATGAAATACGGAACCGCAGTTATAGGTCAGTATTATGAGGAAGGTGGTTTTACTCATTGGTGTGGTTTACCTAAACTGAGCGGTGACGACAAACATGACATGGTGGGGTGAAATGGGTATCAGGCGAGAAGTAAAAGGTAAAGTATTTGGTAGCTGGCGAATACTTCATGATGTTGAGTCTAAGCACAACACTCGATGCGTGTCGGCTCAATGTGAGTGCGGCACGATCCGAACATCGTACTTGCACAACCTCACGTCAGGCCGATCCACCTCATGCGGCTGTCAGCAGAAGGTCAAGTGTAGTAAATTTATGAAGCAATACTGGCAAAGCAAAAAAGGGGAATAATATGGAATTACGCGATTATCAGTTTTTAGCAAACAGAACGGCAAAGGATTTAGGCTTTAAGGATGGTTTAATTCATGCCGCGCTTGGCTTAACAGGTGAGGCCGGCGAGTTTGCTGACGCTGTAAAGCGCGTGGCGGTTTATGAGGGCGCTCCGAACCGTCAGAACATGATTGAGGAACTGGGTGATATTTTGTGGTATGTTGCTTATGCGTGTGAGGTTCTAGGGGAGCCTTTAGAGATTATCGCTAGGGATAATGTCGAAAAGTTGAAAAAACGCTACCCAGAAGCTTACAGCGACTTTAACGCTCACGCGAGGTTGGACAAATGATGAAGGCAGATGCAAACCAGGTTGGCGGATTGCATTACAACAGAATGGAAATCCAGCCCTGGACGGCGATGGAGTCATGGCTTACGCCTGAACAGTTCTCTGGCTTCCTACGCGGCAACGCAATCAAGTACTTGGCTCGCGCTGGCAAAAAAGGTGACGCGCTGGAAGATATAAAAAAGGCGCAACACTATCTTGAGAAATTGATTGAGGTCATGGAATCAGGCCATGGTTAAAGGCGTCGAACAGATTTGCGCGACATGTGAATTTTATGGTTACGATAGATTTGATACTTTTAGCGGTATTTGCACTCTTAATTGTGGTTCAGTTGAAGAGTCAATAGTGGAACCAACGGACTCTTGTGAGCGGTGGTTAGCAATTCAGAATGTTCAGAGTGAAAAAATATGAAAAAAGGAAAAGGCAACCCAAATCCTGTTTCAAGGGCTGGAAAGCCTAATAAAGCAACTTCAGCGGCCCGCGAAGCTATCGCCATGTTTGTTGATAACAATGCGCATCGGCTTGCGGGCTGGTTAGATGAAGTAGCGCAACAAAATCCAGAAAAGGCTTTTCAGCTATTTCAGTCTGTAGTTGAGTACCACGTCCCCAAGCTGGCGCGAACTGAACAGACGCTGACCGGCGCGGACGGTGGGCCAATTGAACATTCAATCAAAGTGAGTTTTGATGAGTCAGACAGTCGCTAAATTCCCGCCGAAACTAAAGGGCTTGTTTAATCCGGCCCGCTATAAAGTGCTGTACGGTGGGCGCGGCTCTGGCAAATCTTACGCAGCAGCTTCGGCGCTCTTGATTGAAGCCGCACAGAAACCGTTGCGCGTGCTATGCGCACGTGAGGTGCAAAAGTCACTTAAACAATCGGTTCACACGCTGCTAGTCGATCAGATTCAAACGCTAAACCTTGGCTACTTCTACACTGTCACGGAATCAGAGATTAGAGGAATCAACGGCTCAGTTTTTACGTTTAGCGGCTTGGCGACTCATACCGTTGAGTCCATCAAGTCAATGGCGAACATAGACCGCTGCTGGATTGAAGAAGCGCAAACGGTCAGCAAAAAGTCTTGGGAGATATTGATTCCCACCATTCGCGCAAACAATAGTGAAATCTGGATCACAATGAATCCAGACTTAGACACAGACGAAACCTATGTTCGTTTTATACTGAATCCGCCGCCTGACACGTTTCTCGTTAACATCAACTGGGTGGATAATCCATGGTTTCCGCTAGTGTTGGAAAAAGAGCGCCAGCATTGCTTAAAGTCTGATCCGAAAAGTTACGCCAATATCTGGGATGGCAAACCCAAAACAGTGGTGGACGGCGCAATCTACGCTGACGAGTTTCAAGAAATGGTTGACCAACATAGAATCAACTTGGTCACTCATGATCCAATGTTAAAGACCCATTGTATCTTTGACTTGGGCTGGAACGATAGTATGGCCATCATCGTGGCTCAACGCGCAGGCTCAGAGGTTCGCATTATTGATTACATTCAAGAGTCATTTCACACGCTGGATTGGTACTCAAACGAACTTAAGAAGCGCCCGTACAATTGGGGCAAACTCTGGCTCCCTCACGACGGCGTAACTAAAGACTACAAGACCGGCAAAAGCGCACTAGACATAATGACGGCGCTCGGCTGGAACTGCGAGATTATTCCTATTGGCGAAGTTGAACACGGCATACGGTTGGCGCGTATGCTGTTCCCCAGGCTTTGGATGGACAAAGAAAAAACAACACTGCTACAAGAATGCTTAAAGCGTTACAGACGCGCAATCAATTCAACGACAGGCCAACCTACCGGCCCGCTTCATGATGAGTATTCACACGGCGCTGATGCGTTCCGATACCTTGCGACGTGTGTGGATATGCTTAAAAATGATAATATAATCAAAAGACGACGCGCTGACGATTATCGCACCGGCCACTGGATGAGTTAACACAGGAATTCAAATGGCAAACTTAGATACCGATAGCATTTACAACTCACTCGGCGTTGGTGCTGATATTGACGTGGACGATACTGACCAAGAAACGTTAAGAGAAATACGCCAGCGGTTCAGTGATGCGGTTGAGTTTAGCGCGACTGTCAGACAAGAAATGCTCAATGACATTCGGTTTGCAAGGCTTGGCGATCAGTGGAGCGAATCGGCTAAATATGACAGGAATCGTCCTGGAAAAGAACGCCCCATGCTGGTAGTCAATCGGCTATTGCAGTTCAGGGATAGAGTCGTCAACGAGATTAGGCAAAACACTCCCAGCATTCGAATCAGGCCGGTAAACGATGGCGCTGACCAAGAAACCGCCGAAGTGCTAATGGGGCTGGTTCATCATATCCAAGACAACTCTAACGCATCCATTGCTTACGACACCGCTGTCGAATGGCAAGTTGACGCTGGCCTTGGCTATTTCAGAGTGCGTAATGATTACATTGATGACACTTCATTTGACCAAGATATATTTATAGATCGCATACCCGATCCGATGAAGGTTTACTTTGACCCGCACAGCAAACAGCCAGACGGCTCGGATGCTGAGTGGTGCATCATCGCCGAGGAAATCAGCAAGGAAGAATTTAGACGCATGTATCCCGATGTGGATGAAACCTCATTTGAGGCCGCTGGAAATGGGGACATGCAAGGCTGGTATACCCAGGATTCAGTGCGGATCGCTGAATACTACTACATTGAATACGACGAGGCGCAGGAAATTTACGACGAGGAAACAGGGCGCTCTCGCACGATACAGCCTAAACGCTGTATGTGGTGCAAGGTCACCGGAGACAAGGTGCTGGAGCGTACAGAACTACCGACTAAATATATTCCAGTTGTGCCAGTCATTGGTCACGAGATATGGGTTCAGGGTAAACGTTATTTATCCGGCTTGATTCGTAACGCAAAGGACGCGCAGCGCCTGTATAACTATTACCTGAGCGCCAACGCGGAAAATGTGGCGCTCGCGCCTAAAGCGCCATTCATCGGCGTTGCTGGTCAGTTTGAGACTGACCCGAACTGGGGCAGAGCAAACAAAGAGTCAGTGGCCTACCTTGAATATGATCCGGTCAGCATCGCAGGAACGCCCGTCGGCGCACCTCAACGCGCAATGCCACCGCAAGCGTCAAGCGCAATCATGGATGCAATCCGACTGGCTGAAAATGACATTATGCAGTCAATGGGTATCTATCAACCGTCACTTGGCGCTCAGTCAAATGAAACGTCAGGACGCGCACTGTTACTCAGACAAAAACAATCAGAAACAGGCAACTTTCATTACCAGGATAATCTCAACCGCTCAATTCGGCATTGCGGGCGAATAATCGTTGACATGATCCCAAAAGTTTACGATCGGCCCCGCGTTGCTCGAATACTTGGCGAGGATGGTACACCGCGCACTGTCAATCTTGATCCGAATTTGCCGCAGGCTTCAGCCAACACTGATAATCCCGCGATTGACTCAATCTATAACCCAACTATTGGTCAGTATGACGTGGTTTGTGACTCTGGCCCAAGTTATGCCACCAAGCGCGATGAAGCGGCTAATATGATGCTAGCACTAACCCAAGCCAATCCAGCGTTGTTCCAGTCTATTGGCGATCTAATGATGAAAAACATGGATTGGCCTGGCGCAGAGGAAATATCTAAACGGCTTCAGATGCTATTGCCTCCACAACTCCAGCAAATAGCTGGCGGCGACAAGGTAGACCCGCAGGTTATGCAGGCTCAGCAAATGATTGAGCAAATGGCTGACCAAATGGAACAGATGAGTGCCGAGATGCAAAAGTTACGCGATCAGCGTGCCATTTTGCTGCAAGAAAAGGAACGCGAGTGGTTCGATTCTGAAACGAAACGGATGGAAGTGGAAGGAAAAATCATGATGACGGATAGCCAACTACAAGCGGCTGTGCGTGAAAACATTATGCTGATGATGGGCATCGGCACTCAACAATCACTTGAGCAACAACCCGAATTTGAAAGGCTGGAAGCGCAACTGGAACAGCCAGTACAAAAGCCTCAACCACAAGGTGGCGCACCTGCACCGGCTAGAGGTGCTGGCAGCATGACACGCGAAGCGGATACAGAAGCACTCACCGGCGAAACAAAGCCTGGCGAGTCGGAATAATTTAACAACACAGGGGATAACATAATGGCAGACGAAAATGCAGTATTTGAGACAGTAGACGATAATCTAACAACGGAAACCGTAGAAGATGCGGCGAGTGATCCGTCAGAACTTGAATCGGAATCACTTGAGCAGGATCAGGCTAACGAGGAATTAGCAGACGCTGACGATTCAAAAAAGGATCCGTGGTACAAGCGGCGCATAGATGAACTGACGCGCGATAAACATGAGGCTCGACGCCAAGCAGAACGGCTCGAAAAGATTCTTGAGCAACAAGAATCGATGATGCGTCAGTACATGCCGCAGACGGCTCCAGAGCCTCAAGGCATCGTGCCGCCTGACCCGTCGCAATTCGCTGGCGGTCAATACGATCCGCGTTACATTGACGCAATGATGCAATACACGCGCGAGTCCGCAATTCAAGAAGCAAGGCAGGCCGTTGCAGCGGAATATCAGCAGCGCGAACAGGCGCAAGCAGCAGCGCAGGCCCAGGCTCGATTGGTTGAAGCAGAAGCGGCAACTAGAGCAAAGCATGCAGACTATGACGCGGTGATTGAGCAAATTACATCCGATCCGCGACTAGCCAATAACCCAACGATTCGCCAAGCGTTGCTGGGTATGGATAACGGCCCTGAAATTGCTTACACATTGGGGCGCAATTTGGATGTTGCTTATCAAATTGCAAGCATGAATCCCATTCAAGCTGGCATGAAGTTAGCCGAGATTATCGGCACACCGGCTAAACAAGCAAGCAGAGCGCCCCAGCCAATACGCCCGATCAGCGCAACAGGTAAACCACCTCGCAACGAGAAATCCTATTCTGAAATGAGTACCGAGGAATATATCGCAGCGCGTAACGCTGAAGATTTAGCACGTCGCCAGGCGATGATGAAACGTTAAAAGTTTACGTTCCCACCCCCTATTAGCC